GACCAAATAGATAGTTTAAAGCAAGAAATTTTAAAATTATCTCATACACCACAAAAAATACAAGAAAGTAAAGTAACACAAACATTAGAAGAACAAGAAAAACAAGAAAAACAAGAAAAACAAGAAAAACAAGAAAAACAAGAAGAACAAGAAACAACTGAAGAAGACGAAACAATTGAAGAACAAGAAAAACAAGAAACAATTGAAGAACCTGAAACAACTGGAGAACCTGAAACAACTGGAGAACCTGAAACAACTGAAGAACCCGAAACAATTGAAGAACCCGAAATAACTGAAGAACCCGAAACAACTGAAGAACCCGAAACAACTGAAGAACCCGAAACAATTGAAGAACTAGAAAAAGAAAATATTACACTTAAATTGGAAGAAAAAGAAAAGGAAGATGAAGAAGAAAAAGAAGACGAAGAAGAAAATGAGGAAGAAAAAGAAGAAGACGAAGAAGAAGAAGATGAGGAAGTAGAAAATGAAGAAAAGGAAGAAGAAAAACAAACAGATGAAGAAATAGAAGAAGACGAAGAAGAAGAAGACGAAGAAGAAGAAGACGAGAAAGAAGAAGAAGATGAAGAACTTTTTGAAATTGAAATAAATAATGTTACATATTGTACTAATAATGAAGAAAATGGTATTATTTATGAACTAACTGAAGACCAAGATATAGGTAAAAAAGTAGGCTATTTTAAGAACGGAAAATCTTTTTTTTACTAATAATAAAATATAATTATATTATAAATAATGATTGAATTATGTCCCCCAGCAATAATATATTTAATATTTTCAGCAATTCAAATACTTATTGATGCGTTTAAGGGATTATATAATACCGCATTAATAAAAATAATAGTTGCTACAATGGTTACTTTATTGTTAAATATACTTTGCCAACAAGGTTTAAATGTTGTCTCATGGATTATAGTATTTATTCCTTTTATTTTGATGACAGTAGTAGTAAGTATGATACTTTATGTCTTTGGATTAAATGCCGCCACAGGAAAGTTAAATTATGCTTGTAATGATTATAATAAATGTCCTCAAAATGTGAAAGTTGATCTTTCGGGTAATATAATTATTTATGACCCTACATATAATCCATTAAAACAGCCTGTAGTTTTTAAATCTCCAAATCTAATAGTTCCTAATCCAAATTCAAATTCTAATGTAACAACTATTTTAATTCCAACCTCTTCGTCAAGTAGCCCAATATATCAAAGCTAAAAATATATATTATTAAATTGACTTAAAAATTGTTTTATATTTTATAACAATATTATGAAGGTATTTTTAAAGATTTTAAATAATTTTTTGTTTTTTATATATTTAGCATTGGTTACTACTGATTTATTTAAGACAATTTATCCTGAAACATTTCAAATATATATTACAAATATAGGTTATAAAGTGATTTATTACTATAGTAAAACACAAATCATAATTAAAAATGTTTATGATAATTTACCGGAAAAAATTAAACATATTTTATTTTTTGCTTATCTCTATATTTATCATAGTGGTGAGAATAATAACAATAACAATAATATAATTGAAGTAGTATTTGAAGGAAATATTATTAATAAAATTAGTAAAAATGATGTTGATAAATTATTAAATATTAATTATGACTTTATTTTGTGTTCTGAAACTTTGGGAGATTTGACACATAAACGCATAATTTATGCGGAAGATAATTTAGATATTAACGACGAATCATTATTCGTATGTGAGCCCTCCGAAATAAAATTTATAATGACTGAAATCATTTTAGAAGATAAAAAATTTACTATTGATTTTAAAATTAATAACCATAACTATTATGTATGCGATAATAAATTTACTTCTAAGTTCATAATATATTTTTTAAATGAATACTATAGTCAAGAAATAAAGGGGATTTCTTTAGATAAATTACAAAACTATGAAGTTTCGTTTTTAGATCACAACGTAAGTCAAAAAAGTTTTGACACAAAATGTAACATTAAAATAGATAAAAATGGCTACACTATTTTTACCGAATAGTAATTTTTTTTTATATTAAATAAATTAATAAAACAATATAAAAAAAAATGAAATAATAAATAATAGATGGTTCCTCTGCATACTACAATGGCAACAGAAAGAAACACTACAGAAGAATACCATAATTTGTCGGATCGTTGGACGCTTTGGGCACATTTACCTCATAATACAGACTGGAGTATAAATAGTTATATTAAAGTATTTACTTTTACGAATGTTGAAGAAACTATTGCGGTTACCGAAACGTTACCGAGCGTACTCGTAGAAAATTGTATGTTATTTTTGATGAGAGAAGGTATTAAGCCAACGTGGGAGGACCCAAAAAATAGAAACGGAGGTTGTTTTTCATATAAAGTTTCAAATAAGAATGATTGTAAGGTTTGGAAGGATTTAACTTATGTTGTGGTTGGTTCATCCGTAAGTAGTAATATTAACTTTGTTAATGCTGTAACTGGGATAACTATTTCTCCCAAAAAAAATTTTTGTATTATTAAAATTTGGATGACCGATTGTAATAATCAAAATCCTGGTATTGTAACTACCGATGTTAAAGGATTATCTCCTCAAGGATGTTTGTTTAAAAAACATACACCTGAATATTAATATATTTATTTTAACAAATTTGTAAAAAAATTAATATATCTATAAAAAGTATTTTTATAAATACATTTTTTTATCTAAAAATTATAATACTTATTATTTATTTAAAGAAATAAATAATATACTATAAATATGTTGGTAAAAGTAAACGAAAAAAATTATAAAGTTGAAGATGAAGAGTTTATCAAAATACCACATGAATATTTTCAAAATTTATCAATCCTTAAAGATGTTAATATATTAGAAAGGTTAGTTTCTCTTTTTAATGAATTAAATTTGATAAATATAGAAAACTTAATTTTATATAACACAACGCACGGCGGATTTTTGCCAATAAATTGTTGTACTCATTTTAAAAATATTTATCTTTTAGAAACTGAAAATAATCACCAAGAAAATATTATTTTTAACATTCAAAATAGTAAAATAAACAATATCAATTTTGAAAAAAATATTAATAATATTAATAACCATACCATTAACTCATCTGTTCTTATTTTTTCTGAAAATGATAACTCATTAAATACGCAATATATTAAACAATATACACCGGCATTACTAACAACATATAATATTGACATAGTTGCTTCTAATGTTTACAGCAAAATATTAAAGCTTACAAATACTAATTTTTATTTATATTTACCAGATAAACTACTTCAAAACTTTGAAAAAGAATTTTCTTATTTTATTGTGAATAATGAAGAACTTAGTTATGACAATTTAATACATTTATGTATTATGGTTAAAAATGCCGGACCACAATTTGAAAACATGTTAAAAGATAACTTTGATATTATTGATAGATGGACAATATTAGATACTGGAAGCACTGATGATACAATTGATATTATTAAACGTGTATTAGTTGATAAAAAAAAAGGAGAATTATACCAAGAACCATTTATTAACTTTAGAGACAGCAGAAATCGTTGCTTTGAATTGGCTGGTACTCCATGTAAATTTATACTAACATTAGATGACACATATGTAATAAAAGGTAATTTAAGAAATTTTTTAAATGAAGTAAGAGGAGACCAATTTAGCGATTCATTTACACTTTTTATTCATAGTGGTGACACTACATATGGTTCTAATCGTATTGTAAAAAGTCAAACAGGTCTTAGATACGTCCATAAAATACATGAAGTTATTAGCGACAAAAATAATAAAAATATTGTTATTCCTGAAAATTATGCCTATATATTTGATAACAGATATGATTATATGGAAAAAAGAACAATGGAGAGAAAACAACTTGACCTTAAATTATTATTTGAAGAAATTGAAGATAACCCACATGATCCAAGAGCCTATTATTATTTAGCACAAACATACAATATTCTTGAAGATTATGAAAAAGCATTTTTTTATTTTAATAAACGATGTGAAATAGTAAACGCTGGATTTTTACAAGAGCGTGTTGATGCGGCATTTGAAAGAGCAAGAATTGCTAATTTTAGATTAAATAAACCTTGGGAAGAGTGTGAACAACTATATTTAACTTGCCATAAAATTGATGAGACAAGACCTGATGCTTTATATTTTATCGGTGCTCACTATTATTTAGAAAATAATTTTATAGAGGCCTTTCCATATTTTAAAAAAGCATTTGAAATAGGATTTCCTACACATTGCCAATATTCTTTAAAGCCAACACTGAGTTTTCATTTTTTGCCTAAGTTATTAACAAAAATATGCTATAATTTAACAGAATATGAAATTGGTGAAGCAGCCGCCAAATTTTTTATTTTGAATAATAAACCGGATGCTGAAGATTATAATGAAGTCTTATCTTGGTATAATATATTTGTAAAATTAAATCAATATAAAGGACCTAAAATAGTAAGAAATCCAAATAAACCAATTTTATGTTTCGTCGCAGATGGCGGATTTAACCCTTGGACTGGTTCCACTATTTTAACATCAGGTGTAGGTGGATCAGAAACATATATTATTGAAATGGCACGACATATTCATCGTCTAGGATACTTTGATGTATTTGTATTTTGTAATACTCCAAATGGAAATAATGAAACATTTGAAGGAGTTAATTATTATCATTTAAATCAATATTATGAATTTGTTAATACTACATATATTCATACCTGCATTGTAAGTCGTTTTTCAGAATATTTACCAGTAGCATTTAAGGGTTTTTGTGAAAATGTATATTTGGTTGTTCATGATTTAACACCAAGTGGCATAGTAATACCAATAGATTATAAATTAAAAAATATCTTTTGTTTAACGGAATGGCATGCCAATTATTTAGGAAATATATTTCCATCATTAAAAAGTAGAATAGTTCCTTTTTATTACGGAATAGATAACAGGTTTAAAAATAATGAAATTAATAATAAAATAAAAAATAAATTTATATATTCATCTTTCCCTAACAGAGGACTATTACAATTATTACAGATGTGGCCTAAAATTTATGAAAAAGAACCTAGTGCAACATTATATATTTATGCCGATCTAGATAATAAATGGTCTAATGATGTAGAACCGGCTAAAATGTTAGAAATAAAAACTTTGTTAAACGAATACAAAAAAAGAAATAACAGATTGGGAATTTATTATTGTGGATGGGTGGGAAAAAAAGAACTTGCTGAGGCTTGGTTGTCTGCTGATATTTGGTTTTATCCATGTACATTTATGGAAACATTTTGTTTAACAGCTTTAGAAGCTGCCAGTTCAAAAACTTTAGCAATCACGAATGATTTGGCAGCGTTACAGGATACAGTTGGAAATCGTGGAGTTATTATTAGTGGAGATGCAACAACACAAGAATGGCAAGAACAAGCATTAAAACAAATTTTTTATTATATGGATGAACGAAATAAATATGAAAAACAATATTTTATAGATATTAATTATGACTGGTCTTTAACTTTAACGTGGGCTAATCAAGCAAAAAAATTATTAGAAGAGTATATTTCACCTAACTGCGTTTTACAATATAAAGGAATATATAATTGGACGAACGATATACCAGCTGGAAGTAAAGATATTTTTTTGAGTGTAATAAATTATTTTAATAATATTTACCATAAAGTAAACACAAACCAACAAATTCGTGTTCTTGAAATAGGAGTTTATTGTGGCATTTCTTTGATTAATTTAGTCAAAGCTATTCCAAATTCTATTGGTTATGGAATAGATGTGTGGAAAAATTATAATGAAAATGATCTGTTAAAAAATATGGATAGTTTAAATGTAGAAGCATCTTTTCATTATAATGTTAATGCTTCGGGATTAGGAGATAAAATTTTTGGAATTAAAGCAAATTCAAGCGATAAATTATTTGAATATATTAAAAACGGATTTAAAGCAGATTTTATTTATGTGGATGGTTCACATTTATTATTAGATTGTTATATGGATTTAGTACTTTCATGGCAAATTTTGGAAAAAGGAGGCATATTAGCAATTGATGACTATTTATTATATGAAAAAAAAAATAATGTTTTAAATAGTCCTTTTCATGCGGTCAATCATTTTTTAGAATGTTATGAAGGCAAATATAAATTACTAGACAAAAATTATAGAATATTTTTAGAAAAACTATAAATATTATATTGTATAAAATAATAAATATGTAAATAATAAATATGTATATTAAGATATAAATATTTATTAAAAAATAGATTATATGAAAAAATCAAGTGAATCTAATAATATTAATATTTTTGATGGTAATTTTGAGAATATTAACAAAGATTATAACTATTTAAGTATTCAAAAATATTTCTGGACACCAAATACAAAAATAAATACAATTATTGAAAATTTTGCGTTAGCTAATAATTTTAAAAAAAATTTAGAAATTGGTCCAGGAAATATCCCTTTTAAACTTGCGACACATTTTATTGGAAGCAATGAATATATTTCTAATTATATTGAAGTTGACATAGATAATCAGGTACTTCCATTTGAAATAAATTTTTTTGATTTTGTTTATTGTAGACATGTTATGGAAGATATACAAAACCCGGATTTTGCTTTGAAAGAGATTTTTAGAGTAAGTAAATTTGGCGGATATATTGAAACACCATCTCCTTTAATTGAAATTTCAAAAGGTGTGGATGGAATAAACTTAAGTAACTTATATTGTGGCTATATGCATCACAGATATATTGTATGGTCAAGTATAGAAAAAAATGAAATATATTTTTTACCTAAATATAGCTGTATTTTAGATAATTTCTTAAATTTTACTGATGAAACAAAAAAAAATTTATTTTATTTAATTAATAATTATCCTGTTTACTGGAATAATTACTTTTTATTTACTTATAAGAAAAAACCTAATATTTTTATGTATAAAAATGGTATTAATTTTAATATAAAAGGGGATTATATGATAGGAGAGTATATTATGTTAGTTAATAGAGCTATTAATGAAAGTATACAAAACACTAATTATTTTATTCAAAATTATAAATCTTTTTTAGATAATGGAATATAATATATTATTATTTTCTAAAACATATTTTTTTACATTTTTTCTTATTTTTTCTTATTTTTTTGCCCTTAAAATTGGCGTTTGAAATGTAAAAAGGTGTAAAAATATTTTAAATTTTAAATCCATCTATAAGGACCATTTAAGTCACCTTTTACAATAACATCATCTTTATTTACTTCAACATCAATGCTATTTCTTTTTCCATAAACGTGCCAATAAAATTTACAAGAACCATTATTGCTATAAACTGTAAATTGATTGTTAATTATTTCAGAGCAAAGTAATAAAACAAATTTGCCTTCAAATATTGGTGTAACCTGAATAGTAAAATCTGTAGCTAAATATTGAACGTATTCTGGCAATGTTATTATTGTTTGACTGTTATCTAAAGTTATTTCATCTTTACCACGATAATAAACACCTGCTTCAGGACCTTCTAAACAAGCATGTATTAAATATTTATCTTGGTTATTTGGTGATGGGTGGTCGATAACGAACGTTTTGTTAGCATTTGTAGAAGGACTACCACTTCGTGTCATTTCACCTGTTGTTGTATTATACATAACGAGAAAGTTATCTGGTGTGAATTCTGTTCTTACTGGCGAAACATAAAAAGCATCTGATGCAGCACCTGTTACAGCTAATCCTGAAGCATTTAATACAATTGTATTTGCTGCTTGACCTGTTTGACCTGCAAACTGACCAATCGCAATCGCATTTATACCTTGTCCTGTTAATCCCGATTGATAACCAATCGCAATAGCACCTGAACCTTGATTTGTTGTACCTACTTGTACTCCAATAGCAATTCCATTTGTTCCTTGTGTTGCTTGTCCTGATTGAAATCCTATTGCGATAGCTCCTGATTGTTGATTTGTTGATCCAGCAGTATTTCCTATTGCAATTCCATTCATTCCTTGTGTTGTTTGTGCAGCAAGATTACCAATAGCAACAGAAAAATCACTTTGATTTGTTGATCCAGCATTATTTCCTATTGCGATTGCATTTGTTCCTTGTATTGCTTGTCCCGCTTGGTATCCTATTGCAACTGCTCTTGTTCCTTGATTTGTGGCACCAGCACTATTTCCTATAGCAACTGCTCTAATTCCTTGAGTGCTTGCACCAGCATTATTACCAATAGCAACAGAAAAAGAACCTTGATTTGTTGAACCGGCACTTTCACCAATTGCAGTTGCTTTTGCACCTTGATTTATTGATCCAGCAGTAACACCAATTGCTATACTATTTAAACCTTGTGTTAAACGACCACCCCGATAACCAATAGCAATAGCACCTGATTGTTGACTGGTAGCACCAGCACTATCACCAATTGCTATACTATTAAAACCTTGTGTTAAAAGACCAGCCTGATAACCAATCGCAATAGCACCTGTTTGTTGACTGGTAGCACCAGCAGTAACACCAATTGCTATACTATTAAAACCTTGTGTTAAAAGACCAGCCTGATAACCAATAGCAATAGCACCTGATTGTTGACTGGTAGCACCAGCAGTAACACCAATTGCTATACTATTAAAACCTTGTGTTAAAAGACCAGCCTGATAACCAATCGCAATAGCACCTGTTTGTTGACTGGTAGCACCAGCACTATTTCCTATAGCAACAGCAGATGCACCTTGACTGGTAGCACCAGCACTATTTCCTATAGCAACAGCAGATGCACCTTGAGTGCTCTGTGCAGCTGTGTCTCCAATCGCAATAGCAGATGCACCTTGACCGGTACTACCAGCACTATTTCCTATAGCAACTGCTCTTGTTCCTTGACCGGTACTACCAGCATTACTTCCTATAGCAACTGCTCTAATTCCTTGAGTGCTTGCACCAGCATTATTACCAATAGCAACAGAAGAAATACTTTGATTGATAAATCCAGAACCATTTCCTATTGCAACTGAATTCACTCCTTGTGTTAGTCGTCCTGCTTGGTATCCTATAGCGACAGAACTATCACCTTGATTAATAAGTCCTGCTTGAAATCCTATTGCTACACTATATTGTGATTGTGTTTGATTACCTGCTTGAATTCCTATAGCAATAGCTGCGGTTCCTTGTGTTAAATAACCCGCTTGAAAACCAATGGCTATAGCACCTGTTCCTTGACTGGTAGCACCAGCAGTAACACCAATAGCTATTCCATTTATTCCTTGTGTTGAATTACCCGCTTGAAATCCTATTGCGATGGAACCTGTTTGTTGATTTGTTTGACCTGCTTGTACTCCAATAGCGATTCCACTTGTTCCTTGTGTTGCTTGTCCTGCTTGTAATCCTATTGCGATAGCTCCTGAGCCTTGAGTTGATGAACCGGCAGCAACGCCAATTGCTATTCCAAATTGTCCTTGACGTGTAAATCCGGGTGCTCCTTGGGTCGCTGAAAATGTTGCTCCTATGGCGATTCCATTTGTTCCTTGTGTTGCTTGTCCTGCTTGAAATCCTATTGCGATAGCATTTTGGCGTTGATTTGTTTGACCTGCTTGTGCTCCAATAGCGATTCCATTTGTTCCTTGTGTTGCTTGTCCTGCTTGTAAT